AAATTATGAAAACAAAAATTCGAGAATCTGAAAACAAAGAAAAAAAATGCCAAAATTGCTATTATTTTTGTAATAATGGTACAATTGGTTATTGTGTAAAAAAAGATAAGAATGTATTGAAAACAGAAAAATGTAAATTGTTCAAAAAAGATAACACTATTCATATTTATTAATCAATAATTTTTAGTATATTTGTCCTTTAAACAATCGCCAAAATGAAAATAGAATTTACTTTTAGTTTTAAATATACCCTACAAGGGCTTAAAATGCAGATTGGATTTCCTGGCGGTTGTTCCTTTTTGCATTTTTGCTTTTGTGGGGTTTCAATTTTATAAACATGGAATTTTTAGAAAAAGATTTAGAACAAATTATCTTTGAATCTAGCAAAGAATTATTAGAGGAAAAAGGATTGACAATTAATGGTAAATTATTTAGACAATTAAGAATAGGTAATTATGGAATTGCTGACTTAATTACAATTGATAGATGTTATAAAGAAAATTGGTCATCAGATAAAATAATTATTGAACCATTTGTTAAAATAAATGTAATAGAATTAAAGCAAAATAAAATTGACATAAATTCATTCTTGCAAGCAATTGGATACCTAAGAGGAATAAAATCATATATTGAACAAAGGCGAATATTTCGTGATTATGATATAGTTTATCAGATAATTCTTATAGGTAAATCAATAGATTTAAATAACCAGTTTTGTTATTTGTGCGATTTATTACCAGCTGTTAATGGTTATAGTTTTTTAGAATTGTATACATATTTATATGCAATAGATGGGATAAAATTTAAATATCAATATGGATACGACTTAACTAATAAAGGGTTTTAAAATGGATAGTTTCGGATGGATTTTGCTCCATAAATGCCTTTTAAATTGGGAATGGTATAAAGATATAAATACTAAATGCCTTTTTATTCATTGCTTATTAAAAGCCAATTATTCTGATAATGATTGGAAGGGTAAAACAATTAAAAGAGGCCAATTTTTTACATCATTGGAAACATTATCACATGAATTAAATATGTCAATAAAGGAAATAAGAGGGGCAATCAAAAAACTAGAAAAAACTAAAGAATTAGGCATACAAGGGGCAAGCAATGGGACAATGATAACTATCTGTAAATATGAAGATTACCAGAATTTAGAATTATTAAAGGGCAAGCAAAAAGGCAAGCAAAGGGCAAGCAAAGGGCAAGCAAAAAGGCAACAATATAAAGAAGAATTAAAAGAAGAAGAATTAAAAGAAAATAATATAGAACTCTATTTTCAAAATATTTCTTCATTAACCTGGCACAAGTGGACTGATTATAAAAAAGCACAATATAAGTTTAGCTATAAAACCAAGCAATCAGAGCAAATAGCATTAAATGAATTAATAAATTTAGCCAAAAATGACCCTGTAATTGCAGATAAAATAGTTAATCATAGCATTGCAAATGGATATAAAGGCTTATTTGAATTAAAAAATGGCTCAAACGGGAATGTAATTCCAGAATCAAAACCAAAATTTGAAGAGATACCAAACACTTATGCGCATTTTAAACGAATATGAGAAACAATTACGAAATAGAAGATATAATACTTGGATCAATACTGATTGATAGAACTTGTTTTGATATAGTTCAAGGCCAAATTAAACCAGAAATGTTTTATATTGATGCAAATTGCAAGATATTTGAATCGATGCTTGATTTGTATAGAAAAGGCATGTGTATTGACTTAATTACAGTAACAAACCGATTAAGAGAAAAAAAACAGCTTGAAAATATCGGAGGTGCTTATTATGTTTCAAAACTTTTAACCGGAATTGGAAGCCCTGCACATCTGGATACACATATCAAAATTTTAATACAGGAATATATTAAACGGCAAATGGTTATTTTGTTTCAAACTGGATTAAACGAATTGGAAAATGAATCAAACGACATTGCAGATATTTACGGAACTTTCAGCTCAAAATTAGATAGTCTTTTTGATGTAAAACAGAATGATATCAAGCAAATGGGAAACATAATAAACGAAAGACTTAGTGAAGTTGAAAAGATTAAACCAGGGAAAATACTAGGAGTTGACACCGGACATAAAGAACTAAATAAGCTTACATCAGGATTTCAGGCAGGTGATTTAATTATTTTGGCTGCTAGACCTTCAATGGGTAAAACTGCAATAAGTCTTTTATTTGCGAAATCACCTATATTTCTACAAAACAAAAGAGTACTTTATTTTTCAATTGAAATGCCTGCAAAAAGATTAGCTGACAGGATTATGAGTATTGAGACCGGGATTAATTCTAATTCAATCCAAAACAATCAATTAAATCAAGCCGAATGGTCAAGCCTTTATGATGTATCTGATAGATACAATTCAGCAAATCTATTCATAAATGAAGAAAGCTTAACAGTAGAAGAAATAAGGGCTATTGCAACAATAGAAAGTAGAAAAAAAGGAGTTGATTTAATTATAGTAGATTACCTTCAGCTTATCAAATTTAGTTTAAAAGGAAATAAAAATACAAACGACCAAGTAACACATATATCAAAATCATTAAAACAGATTGCTAAAAAGTTAAATGTCCCATTAATTGCATTATCACAATTAAGCCGTGCTGTTGAAACAAGGTCAGGTGATAAGAGACCACAATTATCAGATTTAAGAGATTCGGGTGCAATTGAGCAAGATGCCGATTTAGTAGCATTTCTTTATAGGCCTGAATATTATTTTAATTGTGGTGAAAATGATGAATATAAAAATATAATAGAATTTATCATAGCAAAGCATAGAAACGGGGCTTTAGCTATAACTAATTTCTATAAAAATGATACTTGGAGCTATTTATCAGATACTCCACACGGTCAAGAAATGCCATTCAATTATTCAAACGGCATAGAACCAAATGAAGATGTATTTTGATTATGATTTTTCAGACGAATATAAAGAACTTGAACAAATACCATTTTAAAAAACTATAATATGAAATATGTTATTTATTATCAGTTATTCTCAAAGAAAATGAAATCGGAAATTATAGCTGACTCAGAATTACAAGCCCAAATTATCCTAAAAGAAGCCCTGCAAATTTTAAAAGTAGTTTCTAATGATGAAATGGATAATTTTACTAAATGATTTCGGGGGAATAAAGATATTTTTAACCATTTAAAAGATATTGTAAACGGAAAAGTAAAATAAACTAACAAATATAAAAATGGAAAATTTACAAATTTTAGAAGACTTAAAATTATTAGAATATGAGTTTATTGGAACTGGCGAAGTTAAAGGCTCAAAATTTACTCAAATTCATAATTGCAGGAATGCATATTTATACAAAGTAGAACCAATTGAAGGGAAAGTACACTTTGAAGTTTTTAAGCGTAAAAATGTAGCTATCTGTATTGATTTTGAAAATCATGTTTATTCAGATACCGAATTCAAAGAAATATACCCTAATTCAAAAGATTTTGGAGTTTGGGCATGGACTTATAATTCTTATGATTTGGCTTTAGATAAGTTTGAAGAATTCAGCTATTAAAAAACACTAATTAAAATGCAGTTGTTATCAATAATGACTTTTTGTTTTATGCTATTTGCCCGGGTTCTGCATTTCCCTTGTGGGCAAATAAATTAATACTAATAAATAAATAACTATGTTTTGTATCTTAAATATTAGAGACAAGTATTCCATGGAACGCAGGGAATCTAAAAGGGTGTATATTGTCGAATCAATTATTTATGATGAAAATTCAAAAGAGCTGGCTCATATATATTCTAAGAAAAAAGCTTATAAGGATAAATCTAAAGCTGAAAAATTATTCAAAAAATGGAAAGCAGAAATTGAAAGTAATGGAATAAGAACTGCTTTAGCTTAAAAATAAATAATTCAAAAATTATTCGTATATTTGTACAAAAATAACCAAAAAATGAAACTATGAAAAAACTGTTTTTTTTATTGGCATTGTTAAGCCTGTTTGCTTGCCAAAAAGATGAGGTAATTAAACCTTCATTGATACCTGTTACAATTGAGGCTTATTGCTATTCAAGTACACCTGAATTAATAGACTTCAATGTTGTTTTACAGTTTGGAGAAAATATCAATATTGAAAGTAAAAGCTTTGAACTTAAAAATACAGAAGTACAGCTAATTTATAGCAAAACTGTTTATATAACTGTAAATGATAGAATTGAAGTAAATACAGAATGTTCTAAGCTTAACCAGTCTGCTATCTATTTTAGAGTTTATTCGGACCCAGGATATAATCAATTTATTGAATTTAGGGAAAAAATAACAGTTAATTTGTTAAAGAGTGATATTAATTATATTGAAATAAAATGAAAGCTTTTGACCAAGATGAAGTATACAATGAAGCTTTGAAAATATCCATGGATGAAAATATTTATTTTGTTCAGGATATAATTGATTCATTGTATATTAGCAAAACATCATTTTACACTTTCTTCCCTGATGAATCGGACAAATTGAACACTATAAAAGCTAACTTATTCAAAAACAGGATAGAAGAAAAAAAGAAACTAAGAAGTAAATTATCTAAAGGTAATGGAACTGAAATAATAGCTTTGTATAAGCTAATTGGTAATGATGATGAACGAAAAGCATTATCAACAAATTGGACTGAAAATAAACATTCAGGTAATTTAGGATTAAATGTTACTCCATTAGAATTTTTTGATACACCTGATGAACAA